TTGGGCTGCACCCATGCCGCTCGACCTGGTCATCACCGGAATTAAACGATGAGCAATCCCGATCGCCCCTTTGGCTGGCGCAAGCGCATCGGCTTGTTGAGTCCAACCGTGATCGAAACCGCCGCCTACGATTTCTATCGGCTGGCGCCCGACGGGGTATCGATGTGCGCGACCACCTCCAACATCGAGCAAAGTGTAACCGAGACAGCAGGAGAATGCACGAACACGCACAAGCCTTGTAAATCGCGGGTTTCTGACATACGTCTCCAATGCGATTGAGGCAAGAGGAGGCAGGAGAAGGCAGAGCGAACCTGCCCAGGACCTGCCCAGGACAGGCACATTGGAGGTGTTCGCTTGAAGCTGACGACGACGACCATCAAGACGCTCACGCTGCCCGCGGGTGTGAAGGACAAGACATTTTGGGATAACGACCTCGGCGGTTTCGGCTTGCGCCTGCGCGAAGGCGGCGCCACGCGATGGGTAGTGCAATACGATCTCGGCGGCAAGACCAAACGCGTAACACTCGGCACCACCACCATGCTGGAGCTCGGTGCGGCGCGCGCTAGGGCTCGCGACATCCTCGCCAGTGTTCGACTCGGTGGCGATCCGGCGGCAGAGAAGCGGCAGGCACACGAGCGCGCGGCCGAGACCTTCGTCGTGTTGCTCTCTCGTTATCTTCCGCACAAGCAGGCGAAGGCGAAGCCGGGCTCGCGATCCTTCAAGGAGGTCGAGCGCCATCTCACGAAGTACGCACGGACTCTACATACCCGTCCGATCGTGGCGATCGATCGACGCGCTGTTGCCGCGCTCGTATCGACGATTGCGGCCAAAGCTGGACCGGCGGCCGCCAACAACATGCTCGGGAGTCTATCCGGCTACTTCACTTGGCTCACGCGCGAGGGGCTGATCGACACCAATCCGGCGAGCTACGTGAACAAGGCGGCAGCGAACAAGAGCCGCGACCGCGTGCTCACCGCGGGCGAATTCCGCGAAATTTGGAACGCGCTCGGCGATTCCGACTATGCCGACATCTTCCGCCTGCTGGCCTACACTGCCGCGCGCAAGACCGAGATCGGTGGTTTGCGCGGGGACGAGGTCGACCTCGACCACGCCGAGATCAATCTGCCGGCGTTGCGCACCAAGAACAACCGACCGCACGTCATTCCGCTGACGGCGCCGGCGCTCGCGATCCTCAAGGCGCGACCGCAGAACGGACGCGAATTCGTCTTCGGCACCGGGCAGGGCTTCACCGGTTGGGCCAGGGCCAAGGCGGCGCTCGACGAGCGCATCATTGCCACTCGCAAGGCCGCCGGCATCAAGGTGTCCATGCCAGGCTGGGTGTTGCACGATCTTCGCCGGTTCTTCTCGACCAATGCCCACGACAAACTTGGCGTTGCGCCGCACATCGTCGAGGCGTGCCTCGGCCACATCAGCGGATTTAAGTCAGGGGTGAGCGCCGTCTACAACCGGGCGACCTATATCGCCGAGCGGCGGCGGGCGCTGGAGAAGTGGGCCGCATTCGTCAATGAGGTCGTGACCGGCAAGCGCGCGAAGGCGGGTGTCGTAGATTTGCGCGGACAACGGCGGTAAAAGCGGGCGCAGCTCGACGGTTTCGACGCCAAGCTGGCCCTAATCCACGCCATGAGTGGTTCGCAAATGGCTGGGACTGATGACAACAATAGCACGTCCGACGATTGGCCGCTGGCCGGTGTCGAGCTCGCCTTCGTCACCGAGATCGTTGGTTCCGAGAAGTTAGCCAAAGCGTTGCTGCTCGATGGCCTGGAAGATGGCTCTATTCGTTGGCGTTGTCGGGAGCTTGCGGTCGACGAAAGCCCCGACTTTTCCGTCAATCCGCCATTGGTGACTTCGCTGGCAGCTGCCCGCCAGTTTTTCTGGCGCCGTGCGACGCATTCCCGCATCGATGTGGACTGGCCAAGCCCTCACGCGATCCGCGTCGGACCGGTCATACGGGTCGGGTCCGATGGCAAGGGGAACAACGCGCCGATCTTCGATATGCGCGGGTCCGCCACTTTGAAGGCGAGCTTAGTTCGCTTTCACCACGGCGATGTCGTGAACTATTTGGTAACGCTGGGCCTGATGCCGCGGCCAGCGGCTGTGGCCGAAGATCGGGACACTGTCGCAGGCACCAGCATTGCCGAGCAATCCGGCACTGGTAGTGGCGATGGCATTCTGGGTTTCAGCCGCAGCGAGGGTGCCGGCGACCTCGTTGAGTGGCCTGCTGCCGCCATCGCCGCGGAGCCTGTTGATTCCGCTAAACGGTTTGTTGACCAACACCCGTGCAATTCTGGGGAAGATATGGGGGCCTATTACGATCGACTGCAACTTCTCTGTGAGGGTAAATATTCCAGGAAGACACTTCGGAATCAGTACTACGAACACCAAAAAGCAACGCGCACGGGCCAGCACGGGCCAGCAAACGGCCCGGCAAACGGCCCAAAATAGTTTGATGCAGTCCAAACGGCCCAGACGCACGGGCCCGCATAATTACGCAACAACTTACATCTCATCTATGGCGCGTGGCCCAAACCAGTGTTTTGAGCTTGGGCCGTATGGGTGAGAATTAGGGGCTTATGAAGCCCGCCGTTCCTCCGGTTGATCCCATCGAGTACCAGCGTTGGCTCGACGGCCTCGCGCCGTTGCAGGAAGGCGCTCAGCTCCGCGGCGTCTCCGTCGACACTCTCAAACGTGAACACGCCAAGGGGCGGGTGAAGCTCGAGCGCGTTTCCGTGCGTCGCTGGGGGATTCGGCGGAGGGTAGCGCTGATGAAATGACCCTGCTCGCGCGCGCGTCGTCCTGGTGCGCGGGAACGGGAATCAGAATGACAGGATAATCCGGGGGCCTGCAAATCCCCGGACTACACAGAACGAAGCCTCCCACCCCGCCCTCGGTGGGAATCGCGAGACTAGAGGGGCTCCCCCAGACCAGCGCGGGGTTAAGCGCGATCGCCGATCGGAACGTCGCCCAGGTGATCGCCGGTTATTCGGAGCCCGCTCGCTGATGGTGCCGCACCCGTATGCCGCGCGCGTCCAAAGCGCGCGAGTTAGCCGGGTAGTGCGTCCGCAAGATCCACACAAGAGGGGTCGTTGATGTCTCCCGGTTAGCTGCTTGGGCCGGGAACCTGGAGGGAGTGCCCTCGGAAGGGACATCGACAGACAAAAAGAGAAGCAGACCGGAAATTGGGACGCCCCGCTTGCGGCTTTGCGGCGGCGCGTCCCGTTTGAGAATGAGAAGCGCGGGCCGCGGCGGGGAGCCGACAGACCCGCGCACTAAGAGGCGAGCAAGCGCTCCATATAGGCGATTTCAGCGGAAACTCAAGCGTTTCGCGCATGAAGCGCGAAAACCCGTAGTGGTTTCCAGGGTTCGGCCACTACGGAAAACGGGGATCGACGCATCTACGTCGACCCCCGCAGATAGGACCTTTATGAGGTGTTAACATGCTGCAGATGGCAGCAAAGGCCGGCTTTTTCAAGCCGGGTTTGCACACTGGCCAGCGGCGTTCGCCGCGCCAGCACATTCGGGACGGCATTTGTCTTGCCGCACTGCGCGCCTTCACTGGGGCCGAGCTTTACCGCGCCAAGCCGGAAAAGTTGACCCTCGGCGAGGTCGCGCTGCGAGTCGGATCTGGTATTCACTATGTCCGGGCCGCAGTTGTGCTTATCGAGCATGGTGATCAGGTTCTGATCGACCGTGTCCTGCGGGGCAAGTGCTCGATCCTGGCCGCGGCGGCGTCGGTGAACGCGCTCGTGAAGTTGCTTGGCGCGTTCAAGACGGCGTCGCCGGAGAATTTGGCGAAGTTCTACACCATCACCGGGACGGCCGACCTCAGCACCCCCGTCAGGCGGATGGAGGCGGCGGCCAAGTTCGGCCCAGAAGTTGTCTGGGACGAGATGGTCATGCCCTTGATCTCCAACGGTCGCTAAATCCCTCGGCTCAAATCTCTTGGAATGACTTCGGTGGCGCCTGCCAATTGCGGGCGCCGTCGCCTTTTTGATGGAGTGACGAACATGCGGCGGTTTCGTGAAGGTGCAGCAATGACCAACAAGCAAAAAATCGTATGGGCGGGCGACGATGATAACGGTTATGTCGGCACCGTTGGCGGCGTCCAACTCTACAAAGTGCGTGCTGTGCCTATCCCGCCCGTGTACCCAGGACAAAAAAGCCCGAAATACCTTTTTCTCCCGCATCGCCGTGAGCCACATAGCTATGGGCACCTTGACGGCGTGTCGCGGGCCGACACTGTCGACGAAGCTAAAACGCTATGTGAGACCGACTTTGCTTACGATGGCGGTCGCGCCGCTCTGCATAAAACTCTCGGTGCAGCGTTACTCATCGTTGAAGCATTTGGCTTTCGCGTCTCGAAGCCGGAAACCGCCAAGCGCAAAGATCGCGTCTCGAAGTCAGCTCTCGACGCGGCGCTCACGCTCGTTCGAGCTAGCGGCTATCGCGTCAGCAAGCTGAAAGTCCCCAAGCCCAAGGGTCGCCCCGGTCCGGTCTTCGCGTGTGAATTCAGCGATGGCTCACGCGTGCGTATGTCGGTCGCCTGCTCGACCGAAACGCTCAATTGGGCCCGCGGAGAGCGCCTGGCCCGACATGCTTGGGCCGCGCGCCGCAAAGTGCCCATCGATCTGGATAGTACCGAGCTCGTCGATATTGCGCCGGCAATCGTCTCAGCGCGGTTCGAGCGAGCCGACGGCACGGTAGTGGCTCAATACGAGCCTCACCTCACCGCGTTTCCTCCAACGGGCAGGGGCGTGGCATGAAAATTCTTGGCATTGACCCCGGCATTCGCGGCGCCCTCGCTCTCATTGAGATCGACGAAGACGACGCCCGTGTGGTCGCCGCCATCGACATTCCGACGATCGGCAGCAAAGCGAAAGAACGCGTCAACGTCCTCGCGATTCAGGAGTGGATTCTCCAGCACGGCCCACAGCACGCGTTCATCGAGCGCGGCCAGGCGATGCCGCGGCAGGGCGCGAGTTCAGGATTCAAATTCGGCCGCAGTGTAGGGGCGATTGAGGCGGCGGTTACGCTCTGTGCCGTCCCGCTCGAGATCATCGAACCATCGATGTGGAAGCGCGCGCTGCGACTCAAAGGCAAGGACAAAGAAGGGAGCAGGCAGCAAGCGCTGGGAATGTTTCCGCACGCTCAGCAGCTGCTTGCCCGCCGGAAGGATCATCAGCGCGCCGAAGCCATGTTGATTGCGCTCTACGGCGTGCAGACTTCGGCACTGGTCAAGCCCGCACCCATCACAACCGCGGCGGAGATAAGCCATGAAACTTGACTACAGAACTCAAGCTGCTTTCGAAGCAATCATCGATAACTCGATCATCGCCCAATACGACGGTCCCCTGCTTAGAGCATGGGGCGGTAGGAAAGGCTGCGATCTCTATTACGAACCAGATGATCCCGATCACATCCGTGAATTGCTTGTAACGCTTTGGGGCGAGCGACTCACAGCCGAAGCAATCGAGTGCGCCTTCGCCCGCCTCATGGGTGACGGCGAATATTGCGAATGGCCCCACGCCTACTGCGATGAAGACCAGGCAGAGCTACCGCTCTCCGAGCTGGACCGATGAACGCCTTTCTCGAATTCGCCGAAAAACAGACGCCGGCCGCGGTCAAGGCGCGCCAGCGCGCGGCCGAGAAACGCCGCGCAACGGCGGCGGAGAAGGCGCTCGTGAAGGCGGCAGCCGAACGCGAGGATTTGTTTTTCCTATGGCGGCGCTGGCGGAAGGAACGGCTCGACGCGTTACTGGCTGGTCCGCACGCCGTCGCCGCCGGCGAATTGGTCACGTTCTTGAACGCGATGACGCTCGAGGACGGGACGCGCCTGGTCGAGTTCGTCCGCGCCGCCGGCTGGGTGAGCGCTGACGCCGATACGAAGTTCGAAGTCCTGTCGCTGATCAACGCCGCGATCACTGCGCTGCGTGAGCGCGCCGGGCTGCCGCCGTTCTCCGATCCGCTCCCCGACGAGAAATCGACCGCCTTCCTCATTCTGCGGGAGATGTTCCGATGACACTCGCCGCCATCGAGCACGCGCCGACCCGGGCGAAAAAGCGCCCCGCCGCCCCCATACCAGCGGCGCGGCCTTACGCGCGCGCACTGTTCACCCAGCTCGCTCGCCGCTTCATCATGCCGGCCGAGGCCACTCGCGCGAGCGCCCTGATCTTCGATCTCGAGGCCGACGGGTTGCTCGCCACCGTGACCAAGGTGCACTGCATCGTGATCCTCGATCTCGGCGATGACCGCGTGCACGAATATGGCCCGGGGGAAATCGCCCGGGCGCTCGCTCACCTGGCGCGCGCCGACACGCTGATCGGCCACAACGTCCTAAGCTATGACCTGCCGGTGCTGCGTAAGCTCTACGGCTGGTCGCCGCCGGCGGCGTGCCGGATCGTCGACACGCTGGTCGCCGGCCGGCTGATCCTGCCGAACCTCGGCGACGTCGACGCCGAGGTCGCGGCGCGGGCGAAGGACGCGGCCTTTGGACGATTGCGCGGGGGCCAGAGCCTTGAGGCCTGGGGGGTTCGGCTCGGCGCTGCGAAGATCGGTGCCGAGCTCGCGGACTGGTCCGAATGGTCGCCCGAAATTCAGGCCCGTTGCGTTGGCGACGTGGGCATTAACGAGCGGTTATGGCAATTCCTGCAGCCGCACGGCTACCCCCACAGGGCGCTCGATCTCGAGCACGCCGTCGCCCCGATCTGCGATCGCATCACCGCCGACGGCGCGCCGTTCGACCTGTCGGGGGCAAAACAGTTGGAGGAATCCTGGAAGGCGCGACGCGCCGAGCTGGCGCAGCGACTGCGTGCACAGTTCCCGGCGCTGAAGAACCCGAACTCGCGGCAGCAGATCGCGGCGCTGCTCAAGGAGCGCGGCTGGCAGGCTAAGAAGCTGACCGAGAAGACCAAGCAGCCGGTCATCGACGAGGATCTGCTCGACTCCTTGCCCGCTATCTTTCCGGAATTCGCCGGGCTGTCGGAATACCACACGCTCGGCCGGCGGCTGGCAGCGCTAGCGACCGGCAAAGAGGCGTGGATCAAGCACATTCGCGCCGATGGTCGCATTCACGGCGGCCTAATGCATGTCGGAACACCACATTCGCGCGCCAAGCACTTCGGGCCCAACCTCGCGCAAGTTCCGAACCCCAAGAAGGGCTCGGCCTTCGGCACCGAGTGTCGCGCGCTATTCCGCGCGCCTGAGGGCTGGGTGCTTGTCGCCTGCGATCAGGCAACGCTGCAGGACCGCGGCTTCGCGCACTACCTCGCCGCCTACGATGACGGCGCCTACGCACGCACCCTGGTCGACGGGACGGTAGACCAGCACTGGCACACCGCGACCGCGCTCGGTCTGGTCCTGGAGACGCGCGATAAGAGCAACAAAGAACACACCGTCATCCGCGAGGGGTCAAAAACCTTTCGCTATGGCTTTCTGTTTGGCGCCGGTGATCTACGTGCGGGCGGGATCATCGCGGACATTGTCCGTGCAGTGTTGACTATCATGCCGGGTAGCCCGCTCTGCGAAAAAATCCTGGCCGGGAATAAGCATCCGAGCGAGGCCGTCCTACGGCAGATTGGCCGGCGCGCGCGCGACAAATTCATCGCCGCGACCCCTGGTCTGCGTGCGTTGCGCCAAAGGCTCTCGGCCGAGCACCGGCGCCACGGCTGGATCGAAGGGCTCGACGGCCGCCGCGTGCCGACCGGCGCCGATTATAAGGCGCTCAACCGCATCGTCACCGCGTCCGAGGCCATCATCTGCAAGCGCTGGCTCGTCGATGCGTACACTGAGCTTTGCGCCCGCTTCCGCTACGGACCGGACGGCGACGCTTATTTCACGCTGTGGATCCATGACGAGCTCGTCGTCTGCTGCCGACCGGCGATCGCCGAGCAGGTCGGCGAGCTGTTGGTCCGGCACGCCATAGAGGCAGGGAAGCACTACGGCTTCCGCGTTCCGCTCGGCGCCGAGTTCAAGATCGGGCGGGACTGGGCAGGAACGCCGCTCGAGGAGCCGACCACCGAACCGATCACCGCGGAGCCGACCGCACCATTTTCGCCACCGAACACCCCCACCGAAGAGGAGGTCGCCTATGCTGACGACTTCTAAATCGGCCCTCATCGACTACGCGCTGAGCCTCCGCGACTCCAGCAATAACCGCGCCTTCACGGTCGGCGCCAGCGACATCGGCCAATGCAGCCGCAAGGTGTGGTTTGCCAAGCACGGCGCCGAGCGTGATCCGGGTCGCGTCGATACCTGGGGCGCGACACTGCGCGGCCAGATGATCGAACAGCATTTCTGGGCGCCGGCGCTGCGCGCCCGTTTCGGGACCAGCCTAAAGTTCATCGGCGACCGCCAGCGACAGTTCAAACGCGGCTTCATCTCGGCCACCCCCGACGCGCTGCTCACCAACGCTCCGCGCGATATTCTAGCGCCGCTCGGTGTTGCGGATATTGGCGCCGATTGCCTGCTACTCGAGGCCAAGTCGGTCGACCCCCGGGTCAAGCTCGACGCCCCCAAGCCCGAGCATCGCTACCAAGCTATCGTCCAGCTTGGCGTTGTACGCGACACTACCGAGTATCAGCCCAATTTCGTCCTTCTCACCTATATCGACGCCTCGTTCTGGGACCTCACGACTGAATTTGTCGTCGGCTTCGATCCAGAGGTCTACGCCAACGCCAAGGTGCGAGCCACCAAGGTGCTCACCGCCAATGCGGCCTCCGAGCTACCGCCAGAAGGCTGGATCAGCGGCGGCAAGGAATGTGAGCACTGTCCATTCACCCGCGTCTGCGGTATCGAGCGGCGCGCCCTCCCGAACGGCGGCAGTCAGGTCGATCCACAGTTCGCCGCCGAAATGCGCGAACTCGCCGTCGCCTATAAGGCACGTCAGGCCGACGTCGACGCGGCCGAGGCGGCACTGCGCGCAAGCCAACATGAAATCAAAGAACGGCTGCGCGCCAAGCAGCTGCGCCGCGTCGCCGGCAGCGACTTCTCCGTGACCTGGACCCCGGTGAAGGGTCGACAGAGTTTCGATGTCAAAGCGCTGAGCGCGGCCGCGGCTGCCGCCGGCATTGGCGTCAGTGAATTCGAGGTGGCCGCCTCCCCCGGCGACCGTCTCGATGTCCGCGTGCGCGAAGCACGCTCCTACCATCAACAAAAGGAACCTTCAGATGGAAAACGATGATGACAAGGTGCCGGCCGTACCCGGCAAGAACCCCTTCGAGGACTACGCAGACCGCGTCGACAACACGATGCTGCTCGGCGCGCTCCTGAAGTTCACGAAAGGTGACTACCTCATCGGTCGCGACGGCGAGGAATGCCCGGTGCAGGAGGTAGTAGCACTCATGCCCGGGATCATGGCCGGCTGGATTCGCTGGGAAGACAATTTCCCGGTCGAGCACAAAATGGGACTACTGCTGGACGGCTTCGTCACGCCTGCGCGCGCGACGCTCGGCCATCTGGATCAGTCACTGTGGGACGTCGACAGCAACGGCAAGCCGCGCGATCCCTGGCAGGAAAACGTTTATCTGCCGGTGATCACGGTCGACGCGGATGTCATCTACACGTTCACGACCTCGAGCGATGGCGGTCGCCGCCGTGCGATTGCCCCGCTCTGTCGTGAATACGGCAGCCGCGTCCGCCAGCATCCGGACGAGATACCCGTCATTCCGCTTGGGCAGGATTCCTACTTGCACCCCGACCGCGCTATCGGGCGGGTCAAGTTCCCCCTGTTCACGCCGATCAAGCGTTGGGTCAAGGCCGAACCCTACCTCGCCGCCGTCATGGCGCACACCGGCAGGTCGCTGAAACTGCTGTCGCCGGCGTGACTATGACCATGACCACAATCGAATCCGATCTGCTGAGCAGCACAGCAGATCGGGTTCGTCCCTTCGCGCGCGTATGGGAGACACCAAGATGCACCCCGCCGCCGAATTCGTCGCCGCCATGTTCGGGCCGCACAAGAGCGGCCGCGCCTACATTGCTAGCTTGCCCAACATCAAGACCGAGGGCAAAGCCGAAGAACGGCACATCCTCACCCGCAGCTCGGCCGAGATCACCAATTTCATTCGTCGCCGCGACCAACCGGGCGAAGGTTGTTACGTCTGCGTCAACCCGATCAAGGACAAGGCCACGCGCCGCGCAGAAGCGACGATCACCGCGATCATCTGCGCCCACACCGATATTGATTTTAGCCAGGTCGAAGAGACACCGGAGGAGATCGAACGCGTTATTGTCAGCTTGTCGTGGCCGCCGAGCCGCGTGCACCATTCCGGCCACGGCCTGCACCTCTACTGGTTTCTGCAGAGCGCCCTCTCAGTCTCGGCCGAGGACCTCGCCCGCCACAAACAATTGCTGCGCCGAATCGCCGAGCTTCTCGGTGGCGACCCCGCGGCCTGTCTGATCCCGCAGCTGATGCGGCTGCCAGGGACGACCAATTCCAAGAATGGCGAGCGGCACCCGGTCGACATACTCAGCAAGCGAGACGATCTGCACTATCAATACGCAGAGCTCGAACGGCAAGTGGCCGCCACGCCAACGCCGCTACTGCACCAGAAAAAGCCGGCCGCGGCCGGCAATGGTGCTAGTCCCGACAATCCGTTCCTGGCCTTCGCTGCGGCCCATGCCGAAACGACCCCGCTCGACGTCGAGCAGCTGCTCGCCGACATCGTCTACCTCGGCCCCGGCGGCGGCGGCAACGCCCACGACACGCTGTTGCGCTCAACCGCCGCGTTGCTCAATCGCGGTGAAAAGCACGAAGCCGTCGTCGAGCGTTGTCTCGCCGCCCTCGCCCTCGCCGCTGCGCGTTCCGGGCGGATCATCGACCCCACGCGCGAGCAAATCATTATTGAAGAGATGTGCGACAGCTGGCTCGAGAAGCATCCGCCCCCTAAGCCGGGCAACAAGCCCAACAAACCCGCCCCTGGATCCATCCCCGCCGAACCGGCAACAACGCCGGTGGACCTGTGGAACACGTTTGAGCCGCCACGCTTACCGCACGGGCTGCTGCCCTCCGTGATCGAAGACTTCGCCTTCGAACAGGGTGAGGCCATGGGCGTAGACCCCGCCGGTCTCGCCGTCTCTGCGCTAGGGGTGTGCGCCGCCGCCATCCCTGATCACATTCAGCTTCGCGTCAAACGCTATGGCGGCTGGGTGGAATCGGCCCGGCTGTGGGTTGCGCTGGTTGGCGACCCGAGCACCAAGAAGACCCCGATATTGCGCCAAGTCATACGCCCACTAAAGCGCATCGACTCCGCACTGTGGCACGCCTACAGGACCGCCAAGGCGGAGTGGGATGCGCTGGACAAGGAGACCAAGCGCGTGTCGCCGCGGCCACGGCACACCCGCATCATGATCAATGACGTCACCGTCGAAGCGACGCAAGAAATCCTGTGCGATAGCCCAGACGGCGTGATGTACTACCGCGACGAATTGTCGGGCTTCTTCGGATCGATCGACAAATACGCCGGCGTCCGCGGTGGCGGCCACGACCGCGGCTTTTGGCTGCAGGCTTACAACGGCGACGCTTACACCTTCGACCGTATCGGCCGCGGCAGTGGGCACATCGAGCGGCTGTCAATCTCGGTGCTCGGTGGTATCCAGCCCGAGCCGATGCGCAAGCTGGCCGCGGATACAGTAGACGACGGTTTAATCCAGCGCCTCATCACCATCATGCTGCGGCCAGCAGGGGTCGATCGTGACGAAGAATTGTCGGACGCGGTCGAGAAATACGAAAGCCTGGTGGAAGACCTGCACCAAATGCAGCCGCCTACACTTGGCGACGTGACGTTCGAGGGCGCCGCCCGCGAAATTCGAGAAGAGATGGCGCGCAAGCACCATGAGGAAGCATCCACGGTCGAAATCATCAATAAGAAGCTCTCAGCTCACATCGGAAAATATGATGGCATGTTCGCCCGGCTCTGCCTGCTGTTTCACTGCATCGAGCACCCCGACGGCACAGCAGCACCTCAGATCGACTCGGCGTGCGCTCGCCGAGTGGCGGACTTCCTGTCTCAGTTCTTGGGGCGACACGCCCTCGCGTTTTACGCCAGCATCTACGGCCTATCAGACGACCATAATCGGCTCCAAGCGGTTGCCGGTTACATCCTGGCGCACAAAGTGGAGCGGCTGACGAACCGCGTCATCCAACGCGGTGACCGCACGATGCGTGGGCTTAAGCGCCACGAGATCGAGGGTATCTGCCAACAGCTCGACGCACTCGGGGTGGGTCGCCGAGGCGTCAAGAAGGCGCGCCACGGACCCATTGCGCTGGGACGTGAACCCGGAGGTTCACCGCCGCTTCCAAGAACGCGCGAAGCAGGAGATCGAACAGCGGCGGCGCTGGCGTGAAACCATCGCGCAGCCCCAGGCAGAAGGAGAGAACGAATGACGCGCGAGTGGAGCTATGCAGCCAGAGAGTGGCGGAGGTAGTACAACCACAATGCGCAACGTAGGTCGCGTATGCTCGCAAAAGACGAGAAGTGTCACCACTTGTCCCTTAGCGGGCGTGAGCAAAGAAGTGAGAATCTCTCTTTCTTTATATCTAAGGGCACGCCCGTCATCCCTTAAGGGACAAGTGGTGACACTGCCGAGCGGTTGGATGTTTGACGTTATGCGTCCCAAGAATAGCGACGCGGCGCGCGCAACCAGGCGGCGGGGCTCAGCGCGGCGCCCGCAAGCGCGACATGGCCGCGGCACTTGGGCAGCGTTAAGCCGCGCCAGCAGGATGAGCCGTGGTGGAAGCGTCCTCGTCAACCCGGCGAACGAACCACGTAGAACAATTTGCTACTTTTAGAAAATCAGTGGTATCGTTTTTGGCCCTCGTAAGCGTCTGAGCCTGCTGCTGAATATTCGTCGCGTTTCGATCCTTTCTCAAAACCAAGTCCCTGATATTACTCAGGAAAAGTACTAGGGTCCTAACCCATTGATTTCATTGGGCTCGACCCAACCTCGGATAGTGTCGTGCCTGACTACGGGAACAGGAAATCATCAAAGAAATCAAAAAGGTGGGGCGTAGTCATTTTTTTAGAGATGGACCCCATCCCGGGGCGCGGCGGCGTGCGCGTTCTGCTACCTGTCGAAAAGCATTAGGGGCCTACCATTTTACAGCGTCCCGCTGGCATTCCGCAGCCCATTGATATTATCGGCAGGAATCGGCGCGTTTTTCCAGCCTTCTCGCCTTCGAGAATATCATTTCGCCGGCGTTCGCGACGATTTAGACTGGCGATTCCAGAGGGCTTCCCATGCCGCGAAAAGCTGCCGACGCACTGGTTTTCCCGATCCCGGGTCCAAAGCGACTACACCCGCCGCCTGGCTTGTCGGAGGCAGCGAAAGTCGAGTTTGCGCGTATCGTTCTTTGCGAGAAGCCCGACCATTTCCGAGACTCCGACCTCAGCATGCTTTGCCAGTTCTGCGAGGCCGCGGCGCTCGCCGAGCTCGCCATCAAAGAGGCGCTGCGCGAGAGTCCGCCTAATGGGCGCTGGATGATGAGCTGGCGCGAGGCTACCAGGACCATGAAGGATCTTGCGCTGCGACTAAGGTTGTCCCCGCAGTCGCGTCAGCCCAACAATCCCCGAAGGGTGCGGCCGGCAGTGTCGTATTACGAGCAAGCGGAGCTCGAGGCGCATGACGAAGCTGAGTGACGTTGACCGTGACGCACTTAAACGCTGCATCGAAATGGCGCGCACGTATCCCGGCCGCGACGAACAAATCAGCTGGAAGCTCGGGAAAGGAGGGTGTAGCTGGCAGGATACCGCGAAGCTTTGTGCCTACCTTTGTCAGAGCAAAAACCTGCGCCTTGAGATCCAGGAATTTCCGCCGTGTTGGTTGCTCGATGCCGACGACACTGCGGGTCCCGCGTTCAAACGTAAGCCGGAGGCAGCGCGGTTGCTGAAGCGTCTACTCGCGGCTGGCCTCAGCCAGTACGAGCCTGATCCGATTCGCGCGCTCGCAGCTGCGGAGAAGCCTCTACAAGCGGCCGAATAACAGAGGCCCCCAGCACACCGCTGGGGCGGCTGGGGGCAAGTCAAGTCACGAAGGGGATGAAGCGCGGCAACGCTATGCCGGCGCTGCCGAGTGGCGCAACCCCCTTGCTTCGAGGCTCCCCATGCCGCCCATCATCCGTCTTTCCGACGCCGAGCTCGATGCCGTCTTCCTCGCGGCTCGACCGCTCGCTGTTCGTGATCGCGACGACTTCCTGCAGGAAGTTGCGAACGCGCTTGCCGGCTGCAGCGAGATCGGCCCCGGCACCGTGGCCAAGGCTTGTCGCGAGGCGCAGCGCAAGTTTTTCGATCCGCCCGAGCTCTCGCACGACGTCAGCAAATATCGCTGAGCATCACTGCCGCTCCGGGCAGGGCGCCGGATATAACACGCAGCTGTAAGTTACAGCGACCCCCAATGCAGACCGCGCACCGCGTGCGGCCAGCGCGCAATCTGACGCTGCGTCAGCGACGCTTTCCCCGTCGGGCCCGGCGCATTGATGCGAACGACGCGACCATCTTGCCACTTGGTGATCGATGCGCCGGCCCAAATTTTCTTGCCGGTCACCAGCTCGTGCAGGCGCATGATTTCGCGCCGCCAGCCCTCGCTGTCGTGGCCCGCGCGCTCACCGCGCTCGTTGAGATACTGATGCACCATCTCGTGTAGCAGGCGTGCCGCTGTCGGCCATCAGATCGGTGAACATCGCCGGGACGTTGAGCGTGATCGCGCGCGCCCCGCGTCTTTGCTCATTGAGCAGAACGCGAGCCGACGTCCGAACGGCTGGGTGTGGGTGATAACCAGCGGGATCGGCTTGAGCCGGCAGCGCTTGCAACCGCTCTGAGTTGCGAGACGATCCCGCGCTGCGCATTTTTACTATCGCGACACTGTAAAAACCCTAGCGAATCAAAGGGCATCACGATTCAGAACATTTCAGGTCTGCCTAAGGACGCGCCATCCCTTTTGCGCTAGGCTAAACGTGCGGCAAACCGACTTGTAGGGCCCTCGCCCGCTGGTGGCCACTCCCGGCGGGATATGGCGGGGAGGAGGCCCCATGTTCGGCATGAGGCGACGCAAGTTCATCACGCTGCTCGGCGGTGCGGCGGGCGACCAAAGTGCCCTGGAGCTTTTTACGGCAGCTCGTCCCCCACGCGAAAAATGCGAAGCGTCGACCATGCGTGACGTTACCCTCGCAGTACATCTGGCTCGCTTCTTCCTTCGGGGCCCGCAATGAAATGCCCGAAGTGCCAGCACGAGAATAGTGCTAAGGCGAAGTTCTGCGAGGAGTGTGCTGCTCCACTGGCCCGAACCTGTGACAACTGTGGAAGCCAGGTGACGTCCACAGCCAAGTTCTGCCTCCAATGTGGCTTTCCCCTAAGTCCCCTTACCGACGATCCCCGCTTTGCCTCGCCTAAGAGTTACACGCCCCAGCATCTTGCCGATAAGATCCTCACCTCTAGGACAGCTCTCGAGGGTGAGCGGAAGCAGGTCACCGTGCTGTTCGCGGATATCAAGGGCTCGATGGAGCTGCTTGCTGACCGCGACCCTGAGGACGCGCAGAAGCTCCTCGACCCTGTGCTCGAACGCATGATCGAGGCAGTCCA